CTTGTCTGTAGCTTTGAAGCCGGCCATTTTAATCACCTTCATTCTATCTTTGAGAATGGGATCAATTTTGTTTTCATCATTGAAACTCATCACAAATACTGCTTTACTCAAGTCTATATCGATTCCTGAGAAATACCTATCATGAAAAGTTGAGTTCTGTACAGGATCTAAAAGATGACATAACAAGTTTGATATTTCTTTTCCAGACGAGGTGTCGCTTATCTTATCTACTTCGTCGAAGAAGATGACTGGGTTCATGCATCCTGCGTCTCGAATCACTTCGACTATTCTCCCAGGCTTACTTCCCTCGAAGGTGTATTCGTGTCCTTGCAAAAAGGCGCTGTCTTTGGCACCGCCGAGCGCAATTAGAACAAAAGGCCTTCCAAGAACTTTACTCAATCCATTTTTCACCAGTGTAGTTTTGCCGTTGCCGGGAGGTCCTCTCAATGCAAGCACCTGACCTGTTCCAACATCATTGGAGATCCACCCCGAAATCAGTTGAATTACTTCATCCTTTACATGTTCGTGGCCGTAGACTGCGTCGTCGAGGGTTTTTCTAGACGACACTAAAAATTTATATATGTCCCTTGAAGAACTTGTTTCTCTGTTCAGTGGAAACTTGACGTATTTTCCCATAGGTAGCTTCTCAAACTGAGAAAACCATGCATTCAACTTGTGAAACTCGTTTTCATGAGGCTCCATATTTTGGAACGAGTTCAGTCTGGTCATAAGAAATGATTTCGAACGATTCGACGTATCTTCTAAATTCATAATTCTAAATTTTAAAGGCACATCATTCTTACTTTGTTCTTGCAAAGCTTCGTACTCCTCTACCAAGTTCCTTCTTTTTTTCTTGGACAACTTCTTGTAAAATTTCTCCTCTATGTCTGTAAAAGTTTCTCGTATATCTTCAGGTTCATCTTGATCACCGTCGTATGATGAATCGCTATCTTCATCCGATGTTTCATCTAGAAAGCGATTCTTTTTCTTTTTACCTTTCTTCTTCAAGCCTTCTACATGTGAACACAACTGTGTTAGCATGATGAGTTTAGCTAACTGAGGATCTACCGTTTCGACTGGAGCAGGCACCGGTTCGCGAATAGACATGATGTTCGGAGTGCCTACGTAGTCTATTTCAAAGTTCAAACCGTTGAAACTCTGAGATCTTGTGGTCGGACCTTTTATTTTTCTACGACTGCATACTCTGGATCTTTTTGGTCTGCGCAAACGTTTCTCTTTTACAGCATTATCGAATTCGTAGTCTATCAATCCGATAATGTTGCCATGTTCATCTACATCACTTGCGTCTTCATCATCTTCAGACATTGATTCACTTTCCAAAGTTTCACTATCTCCACGGTCTTTGATTGACCGAGTTTTGATTCTTCTTTTAGCTTTCACTTTTTTGGTTTTGGATTTAGGTTTAGATTTAGGTTTAGGTTTAGGTTTAGTTTTACCCTTACCTTTACCCTTATCTTTACCCTTATCTTTGCTTTTGCTTTTAGACTTAACTTTAGAAGACTCAATCTTACTCGACGGCAGCGGACTTTTCTTACTGTCCTTGTCTTTGTGTTGCGGGTCTTTCATTTATTTACAAGTCTTTTTTCTTTATACAGATTTTTATAAAATATTATATAAAATATTATATAAAATGCCTACATTTGCTAAGATAACTCAACTAGCGTTCGCTGGAACTTTATTGTTTACATCTCTGTATATGTCGCTAGGGTTCAACGAATGTGACTGCGATAACGCACGAGTATACATTCCAAATCAGATTGTTATGATAATGGGCGTGCTTGGAGTAGTTTTGACGGTATGTAATTGTGGCTTCGATAACACACCGTTTGGCCACGCCAGTAACACTTTAGTTCCCGGTATGATTGGCTTAATATGCTCTATTATAATGCTCACTGGCGATAATCAATGCAAGAATTGTTGCGACGAAGAACCCTGTGAAGAAGGTACTAAAAAGAGCTGCTGTGTGTCTAAAAGCAAAGTGCTTTGGGCACAGCTAGCGATTTCGATCGTACTTGCTGGATGGGGGAGCTGGTCCGCGATCGGACAGTGGACGAAGAACAAAGCAGTCAAGACTGCTAAAGCGGCAAAGAAAAAGGTCGTAAACACTACTAAGAAAGCAAGGGATAATCTGGCTGAATACAGAAAAAAACAAAAATTAAAGAAAATGAAAGCTAAAGCTGAAGATGAAGGCGACGATTATTCCTTTTCAGATTTAGACATGGATTAACCAAATTTAAAATAATTCTGTGAATAAATGAACTATCGTTATTATGATTCGAATAATTACACTACTCTTCGATCTCAGTACAAAGCGCAGGCTGATATGTGCAACAAAGGAGTAAATCCAATTAGAAATCCATTTCCAGCCGCCTACATACCGGACGTGTTCTCTTGTGGAAATGGTACTGTTTTACCGCACAGCTGGCCTCCTTCATCGCAACCGGCGCAGTGCTCTACATCAAACGATATGAAGCAAGGCGATTACATGCTTCTGAAAGCATCAAAGCATTGCCCTGTTAATCAGTAATTACTTATGCCTATTCTATCGGTCGATAATTTTTGTATTTACATTACCGGCGTCAATTAGATAGTTCTAAGCGATTTGAATAGGGTTAACATGTTCCTCATAAAGGAGTATCATAATAGTTTACCATTTTTATTTATGCACTGAATAAAAATCTATTATAAAAAATAATAAGTACAATAAATGGAAGATTTCAAAACTCCTTGTAATTCAAGCTATGCTGAGTATGTTTCAGATGCCCGAGAAAAACACCTGAACTATAAAGAACTTTTTTCTCCAGTAGATTCTGGGTCTTGTCCAGATATGTACAAGCTTGGAAGAATTGATACCGCGCCTGATTTAAGATCGATGCAAAATCTTGAAAACCAAACTCTTGCCAATGTTTGTATCTGTTCTAGTGACAAAGACGTTTGTTCCAGGAAAAATATGTACCCTCTTTACAATGCTTCTTGCACAGTGCCTTGGAAGAAGGACGAACTCAAAGGTTGTCAAACTTCTTACTTCAATACTAAAGTATAATGTATAATAAATGGAAGACAAAACAAAATTTTTGATAGCAGGTGTAGCCAGTTTTATAATTGGAACAGGATACTATTTGATGATGTCGTCGTCAATACCAAAAGAGAGCAATTGCAGTTTTTCTGCAACAATCTGGACAGATATTTTCGCCTTCATAGTAGGTATTGCCTTGATTGTAATGGCTTTATACTCTCAATTTAAGGAAAGTAAAGCTTGGTTCAATCTCGTTATTTTTATTTGTGGAATGGCCATCGTTGTCGAACATATATGGCAAGCTGTCTTCAACAAACTTTAGATTTCTATTTGAAACATAAAATAGAAATAATTACGGAGATTTGTTGACGGCACGCCACGCATCATAATAGCCTTGTTCTCGACTAAGCGATGCGTCGGTGCGAAGTTGCCTGAACAAAACCCATATGAGCAATAAACACGCTAACACTACGACTATAGCTATCTTATCTTCTTTATTCATTTTTGTTACAGAAAAAATAAAAATGTTATGACTACAAGACAGGAAAGCCTAAACTTCCACCTGATATTCGAATGATATTATTATTTATGCACGACAGATAAAATTCGTAAGTTTGCCGAATGTTAACACCAGAGCCGTTTGCGCCTCCAGGCGCTTCGCCTGGAGCTCCTGTCAGAGGGAGTGTTGTAGTACTACCAGCGAGATTAGAGTTGGCTGCAATCGCAAGAACACTTGCTTGCGGTATGATGCTAACATTACTGAGTTTTCCGTAGTTCGTACTTCCCATTGGGTCCAGAGAATTAAAATCCAGAGAATATGAATAGCAATGAAACCCTGCGATGACAGGTATACTCGGCGCGTGAAAATATGGGTTCACATAACTGTAGTAGTCTGCACCCATGTTTGCGAGACGTGCAGTGTTTTCGTATACAAGAGAAATATTGTCCAACGGATCGACTGCGTACTGCGAGTGGTATTTGGCCGAGACTTGTGCTATGTTTCCCATCAAAGGAGAACCAACCGTGTAGACAGATCTTTCGCTTGCAAACGTACTATTTCGCACGGCAAAAAACAAAACTTTAATCGCGTGAGAAAGTCTTAGATCAATTCTTGGATCAGGAGTAATAGTTGGAGTGTATACAATTGGTTGAATAAGTTGTGCTTGTTCGATTAGTATATCGCGAGGAGAACAAGCCATACGTTTACGTTCATCGTTCGAAACAATTGCGTAATTGGCCCAAACTTCAACCTTGGACAAAGTAGGTTCGCTGCTGTAATTGGCCAAATCTGAAACAGTTGGAACGCGCCTGAATTCAGTATTGCTATTGTTTGTCGGAGTTTCTCCAACCAATAGTTCGTTCCAGTCTCTGAAACTAAAATTGATGCACATGTCTGTGTAAGGCAACGCTGCAGTTGGAAGGGCTACGCCGGTATCGCGAGCATAAAAGAAAGGAAGTGGAAGGTTTAGCCAAGTTTCCTGAGGCTGACCTTCGGTTAAATCTCCCGAGGCAATTCCAGGATTTGTTTTTGAAGGAGGAAGTTGAAAATTTTGACCTATAGCAGGAACTGCAGTCGGCGGATCTGTTAAGTCTATCAATGATTTTGTTTGACCTATCATAGTATTATAACCCGATTGTTTTGCGGCAGGAACAGTGAAAGCAGCCCACATATCGAGATGGAAGCTGTCGAATTTTGCAACTAAAAGATCGTTGCAAGTAATAGAAACTTCTTTGACCAAGTTGTGCATTAGATTTTGAGTCCAACGAAGGCGCAAGAAATTATCAGCCCCGGTCCTTGCTGTCACGTTGGGAAGAGCAACTCTTAACCAAGTATGGAGGAGATAATCACCAGCTCTTGAAATATTCACAGAAAATTCTTTACCGAAGCCTGCTTGACCTTTAGAAACGGGCAATATTACAGGAAGCTGAGTAAACCAACTAGCTTTTACAGTAGTACGAACAAAATATGAAACAGAACTACCGCAACCGTATAAATATTTTTCTAGTTCATCATATGTTGCAAGATCGATGAAACCTGAAGTCAAATTAGAAGTGTAATTGCTACTCATTTAATTAATGAAAATTTTACTTTTAATAAGTAAATGAATAAATCTGAGCTGCAACAATTAAATTTAAAAGAACTGAAACAAAGAGCCGTTTCGAAGGGTATCAAAAAAAAAGGCCAAGGTTGGTCAACGTGTTGTCCGCCAAGTGGAAGAAAATCCGATATTATCGCTGCGCTTATCAAAACCCCTAGAAAGTCGTCTAGAAAGTCGTCTAGAAAAGGTCCATCCGAATCAGCTACAATATTTCCTGTAGGATACCGAATGAAGGGCAACGACGGAAACCGATGGGAGGTCATGGCTGATAAAAATGGGACGAAGAGATGGAAAAGAGTTTCAGGACAGAGCAAGAAGAAAGGACGGAGAGTTCCTTTGCGGCAACCAAGTAAACGTTCGTCAAGTCCGTTTTGGAAAAATTATACTGGAACGAAAGGTCAGCAGTATTACGAACGCAAAATAGAAGAAATGTATAGAAGATACAACATACCTAGAAATGCCAGACAAAAACAAAGTCCTAAAAAATATTACGGAACAAAAGGTCAACAGTACTATCAACGCAAACTAGATGAAATTGAGACTAAGTACAAGAAGAAGTTTTCTACAGTAGCTTGTAGCAGAAGAAGGAAAAAATCTTGTATAAAAAGTCCAAGTTGTAAATGGATTGTCGGAAAAGGTTGTAAGAAATCTATGAAAGGTGCTGGTAGGGTCTTTTCCAAACCAATAGTGTACGAAGAAGAAGAAGAAGAAGAAGATTTTCCTGAAGTATTCATGGATCCATACTACTCTTCAACTAGAATTATTGACAATTATATGACTCCTGATGTAAGATCGGAGTTAGTTACATCTCCAAATTTCGACAGAAACTACCGCCGAAGAGTAAACTCGCGAAGAATGCGAGATTCTTTACGAAGACTTAGAAGTCCGCCGCGAGAAATTCCTGAACAACGAAGAATGAGAAGTAGACGTAGACGTAGAAGAACGAGAAGTTTTGATGAATCTGATTTATAACGGCACAATTTCAACGGAACAATTCTTCCATAAACCATTATCTAACTTTGTAATCCGAGTAGTTTGAGGCAACTTCAAAGCCTCACAAGTCGCTTCTGTTTCCCAATTTGATTCGGCGATTGTTCTCAAAGGATCATCTTCTGATTTAGAAACATTTAACTGATCTCGTAACGCAGGATATCTTAGCAACATGTACTTGCCAACCATGTACATCCATAAATAGTTGTCTTTCGGAAAGTCGTCTAAAATTCCAGGAAACTCTTTGTTCACCTTCGATATAAATTTATTTCGACCTTCAACGCCAGATGCTCCTACTTTGAGGCCTAGTTCATACCACCTTGCCGCAACTTGACTTCCTCTTTGTCCATACATGAAGAATGTTTCCGGCGTCACGCTGCCGTATCTTGTAGCATCGAAGCAAAAAAATGGGGCTGCGCCTATTAAGTTAGGCAGCCAATTTCTTAAAGGTTCATTCATAAAAACTGTGCCATCAATTACAGTACCGCCGTATTTTGAAATTAGGTACAATCCAATGAAATCGCTTTTTACCGCAAGATTCCCATCGCAAGACCTTTCAATTCGTTTGAGTTCACGCTTTGGTATATACATCTCTATGTTACTAGGATTGAGAAATCGGATGTCTTTTACTTCTCCAATCGTTTTCCAATTCTTATAGCATCGCTTTACTATGTCTGGAATCTTCTGATTCGGCGGTTTTTCCCAGAAAGCCCACACTGGTTCGATTTTGGCTCTTTCGAATGGTTCAACTACTCGACGGGATAGAAAGTACACCGTCAGTATCAGTACAATTAAAAATAAAATTATTATTACATAACGCATTTATTAATAATAAATTTTTATACTTTTTGAAAGTATAAAAATAATTATTTGTTTGGACTTATAATTTTTACCTGTTCATCACAACATGACGCAATCTTATCTTGAAGGTAAGCTGCTAGTATAATAGAAAACCCGAAAACGAGCCCTGACATGGTTTTGATTTCTATTAATATTGAATATGAATTTCATTTTTAACCTTTGTACATGTTCAACGCGTTTTCGAAAGACATTTCTTGTTTACCAAGGCGTTTGTTGACTAAATTGTGAAAATTCCAAAAGAATGTAAAGAGTTCTTTTTTTCCTTTCAAGGCTTTATTGATGTCTGCTTGAGCCATAAATTCCTTCGCGTGTTCAGTGCAGTTCTTACACGGAAGAAGAAATGGGATTGCTTCGATGAATGCCTTCATCTTCTGTTTCGCAAACATTGTAGGATTGACAGGGTAGTTCAATGCCATTGAATGGAGCATGTACCAGTAGTGTGGACCAAATTGTGACGGTTCTCTTTGTGGCTGAATATCTCTCCAATTTAATCCAGACGGCGTCGGATTATTAAAATTTTCTTTTTTCGTAGGCGGCGGTGGTCTATTGTAATATAGATTCATGTTGTTGTTGCTATGCATATTATTGAGTGTGCAATACATTTTTCAATTTATTATTAGATTGAAAAATTCTTTAAGGAAACGCGATAGCAGTGACATCGTTACCGGCACCAGCCAAGCAAGTGTTGATCGACGTCGTCATATCAACACCAGAGATTGCAGTACGGGCACCGCCAGACGACATGTTAACAATAGAGGCAATAGACTGGCCTTGTTCATTAAATGTTCCTCCGAGAACAGCAAGAGCTCCAGGTTCTAAGTCGAGAGAAGGGTTGGCGCTAACCTGGAACCAACCGCTATTGCATGGAGCAATAGCAAGATCGCCTCGGATTTTATCACCTTGCGAACGAAGTCGCGAGTTGATATTTGCGGTGATAAATCTGTCGAAAATTACCGGGTTTTCCCCAGCGTCCGCGGCAAGATCCGAACCGCTGATCCCCATAGCAGTTCCCGAGAGGACAGGGGCAAGCAGCGACGGGTTCGCCGAATTCACGACCATGCTTCCATCCATGCCAACCGACGTTGATCCAGCCATGTCGAAACCTTCTTTGGTTCCGTATCCGAGACTACTTTGAGCAGTGTTGCGCGAGGCTGTGAAGGGTGTTCTAGGGTCATAGGCCATGTTTTCAACGCTAGGAAGGTTGAGTGATACACTCGCTGGGATAGATCCACCAAACTGTCTTGTAGCGATCATAGTTTGCATTTTGGGACCGGTGCCGATGGCAGCGGGTAAAATATTATTATTGCTAACTGATGAAAGAACAGCAGGCGATGCAGAAACCATTTGACCACTGCGCGCTGCATTCATGCTGGATGCCATCGTCGGTACAGCTCGTGTAGTCATTTGGACGTTCCCGTAATGTTCCATGACCGGATTATGATCCGACAAACCAATGATAAGTGCTGCACTAGCAAGTGCTATAGCGCCGATTCCGGCTACTTGATTCGAGTCAAACATATTTTCTTATACGAAAGATTTTTTTTTAGGTTCGAAAATTATACTTTTAATCGAATCTACTTGTTTGCGCATTACAAGAAAAATGAAATACTTTTCTACTAATTCTTTGTCGTCTGAAAATATTTTTCTGAAATTTCTATTCGTCAAGTTCAGCGGCGGAGAGAATAAAAACACAGCGTCAAACTTTTTCAAAAATTTATCGAAAATTAATTTATCTCCTCGCATCGCACGATGCAACATAATTAAACCTTTCTTTAACCAATCAAGACTCCATTTATTCAGAAAATAAACTTTATCCAAGGTTAAGTTTCTCAACTTTTCAAACACAGCCCTTCCTTTTACAACTCGTCGACCAATCTTTTTGTTCATCATATAGAAGGCTAAGTTTCGTTGAACTGGATTTTTAATATTCATCAATTTTTCTTGTATATGTCTATCAGAAACCCATACAGAAGTCAAACACCTTGTCGGAGATCTATCTTTCCAAGGAAACAAAGTTTTCAAAACATCATCGATGTTGACATCAAATCTACTTCCGACTGTTGTGAGTCTGGAAAATTTTGATTCAAGATCAGTATACCTCACGATATCACGCAAAGACATATTTGGTCTAATAAAATTGGATAGTATCTTTAGAAAAGCATAATTCGATCGAGAAGTACGACGACGGCTGACATGAAACAAAACAGTTATAATAAGATGCATCACATCTTGGCTTCTTGAAAAATCTTCGTACCCATAACAAGATATAATATATCCCTCGTCGGATACGCCTCTTGATCTTCCAAAATCTATAATAATGGGCATGTCGTTTTGTAATATTATGTTTGTAGGACACAGATCATTGTGCATAAATTTATTTGTTTCTTGAACCTTCTTGATTTCTGAAAAAATAATATACAAATACCTTGCTAACTTGTTCGTATTAAAATTTGAACTTTGTATCCACTCTAGCAAGGTTGGACCAGCTATATATTCTGAAAGCAACTTCGTCCCGCAATCGCTTATACCTACTGTTTTCATAAAATGCGATGAAAACTTGTTCACGATATGAACACCCACTTCGCACTCTCTTCTCAGAACAGAGTTAGCGTCCTTCAATGCATACTCAACACCAGAATCCGAAACAATTTGAACAGTAGACTTTTTAGAACGCTTCAACTCTTGGACGATAGTAAAATTTTCTGGATATACTCTAGGCACATCGAACGTTTTAGATGGTATAATACCGTCGACCCAATCATCTATACGTAAGCTACTTCGTAGTTTTAAAATAGTATCTTGCATGTAGTCTAAAATACCTTCTTTACTCAAATATTTCTTAAAAAAATCCAAACCTGCTGAAGCTATTTGCCGGGCTTTATCATCGTTCGATTGAAGCCATTGGATCTTCTCTACTAGATTCGATAAGTCCGGTTTGATCTCGACAAAATGTACACCCGGAACTAAAAATTTTTGAAACCATAATTCGTATTCACCTTTCACGATGACTACAACTGAACCCAGGCCGAATTCTGACGCTAAGCGATACGCAGCAGCGTGACCTCCTACGTGTATTATATATTTGTATTCGGCGTGCTTTGAAAAAGGTATTTTGTTGACTATATACAGTCCTGTTTTTTTAGGATCTAATGTTCTTAACCCTTTACAACCTTCTAATTTTCTAGGTCTTCTTTTCCAGGATGTGATACCGGCATCGATTTTGACCGAAGAACCTATCAACATGAGACGTTTAGAAATCTGAGCCAGCTTGATTCTTTGATTCGTTTCTGCTGTAGTACCAGAACCGGTCGAAGAGCCTCTCCATATCGCGATACTTTTCTTATCGTTCCAGTCAATGCGCTTAGGAGGAGGCCAATAATCGTTGCTAGATCTTTTAAAAAATCTCTTTTCTGATGATGCAATACGTATCCAGTCATCTACGGAGGGCATAAGTATATCAGAATTCCTAGTTGCTTTGCTGAAAGAAAAGATCGGAGCGTACTGATCGTACTTGTGAGATACAAGAGGATGAACCTTAGAATCGTAGATATGATTGTAAGGTTCGTACTTTCCTTCCGAAACTATAGGATAGTCTCGTTTGTTGATAAAAAAATCTATGTCTGGAATATGTCTAGCGCTTGTCAAACTGTCTAAGAAATCTCGCAAGGCGTTGACGTTCGTATCGTTCTCAGCTATAGGATACTCGTAACGAACCAAACAGTTGTTTGCAAACCATGTTTCAATCTTTCCATTAACTTTTCTTGGATTAAATTTATATCCGGAATCTAGAGTAATAGTTCGAAACAATTTCATATAATCAGGAGTTTGCAGTCTATCTGAGTATTCGTTGACAAAATACGCGTTTGAAAAGGGTAGAAACGTAACCAATTTTCCATCACGAATCTTAACATAGATACCTTTCTTGAACTTGTGAAATATATATCTAAATGTGTTCGTAATCACCCTCCGAGATAGATTCCCTTTAAAAATATTATGGATTTCAGAATGAAACTTTGATTCACTCTCATTTACAGATCTACAACACAAACGAAAAACTGTAGATGACTCTCTGTACGTATCGAACTGTTCTTCATCTCCAGCCGTAAAATGAGTATGAGAAAAATGAGGATATCTTTCATTGACGCCTCCTTTTCTCTTCCGTTCAGAATCGCGCGCTAACACTGATGAATAAAAACCGTCATGTACACGTAGATGGTCTGTAGTCGTCATTTAAATTATGTACGAGTATAATTAAATAGTTTATTTATCATTTTCAAGCTCAATTAGTTTGAAAATTATGCATAGTTTCAGGTTCACAAATCATCCAAATCATCCAAATCATCCTTCCACCAAGTCATAATCATATTTCTAGGGGTCCAACCACTTACTTGGAATCCGTAGGCCCTGTACATGTTCATAAGTCTATCTCTCGGCGGGTTATTGTGAACTACTGTTAGTTTAATTTCTACGGCCCCCATCTCTACAAGATCTTGCATTACTCTTGTTAATAGGCTTCTCATCAAACCTTGTCTTCTGAATTGGCTACCAGTACACACATTCCATATACTATAATATCCATTTTGAACATTCTCAACGTATACTGATAGGAACGACAAAATTATATTACCCGAGTTGTCTACAATAGCATACAATATTTCATTTGACCTCTCCTTGTAAGGTTGCTGAAAACATTCAATTGAAAGTGCATTTAATTGCAATCTCAAGGCACCGTCCATATATCGAGTATTTTGTATTTTTACAATATTACCTTCTCGAAGTCCTACAAATGTATTGTGTAATGATGTACCCCTATCAACAACTTCTCTTGCCGCTTCTTCAGTCTCCGTTTTATTTTCTTCAAAGAAGACACTGACGTTCGGGTCTCGTGGCAGCATCGGCGGCAAACTCAACTGTACATCGCCTCCTCCATCGTCTTTGGCATCGTCTTTGGCAGCGTCTTTGGCCTCGCGTCTGGCCTCGCGTCTGGCCTCGTGTCTGGCAGCGAGTTTGGCCTCGCGTCTGGCGTCGTTGACAGCGCCTGTGCCTTGTTGCGTAGTTTGCGACGGAGTACCATACGGATATTGAATCCTATCTTGTTGTAGACGCGTATTATAATATTTTCGTGCCTTCTTCATGAAATCATCATTTTCCTCTTTATACATGTCAAGAATATACTTATCGTATCCTTGAGCCCTTTGTACTGTCTTGTACGTTTGTTTTTCTCTAATAGCTGGGTTCGTCTGATGTACTATGTCTGTGCTTCGACGTTGTAAATAATCAACTAACTCATTATCTGTATAACCGGGAGGACTCCCCGTTTTCGCCGTTGTATATTGTATAACCCTTTGAGCATACAATCTAACACTATCTTGGTGTGGGAAATTTTCCATGCATGTTGCTACATGTATATTAATATTGTTGTCGGTGCACCCAGGAAATAAGCCCCTTCGATATTTTATACAAAACTGAATTATCGCGCTTAACTTATACACATTATGCCCTTTAAGGCTTCCAGATTGAACGTGTCCAGAGGGTGTTAGTCCGTAAGAAGAAAAATGTCCAAACGGTATAGTAAAGGGACGAGAACAAACTTTTATACCAGACACAAATTTATCGTAGTCGGGGTCTCCTTCTTGATATCCGTCTGTTATGATATCTAAATCAGGAACCAGATCTCCCTTAATATAAGTTAGAGAATAGCGGAGGTCGTTTTCATAAACACTTCTACATATCGCTGACGCAAGTGTGTTTTCTGGAATGAAACACAGGCTCCCTCCCGCTATCCAACTCGCGTCATGTAATAGTTTACCAGGAGTTGCGTAAAAAAATACATTTACATTTTCAGGAACCGTAAATACAAAGTTTGGTCCATTATATTCGGGAAATCGTCCATGAGCAACAATAACAGCTGAACAATCTATGGCACTAAGATTTTTTCCTCTAAAAGTATTAGTAAGTGTACTCATTTATTAAAAATTATTTTTTTTTGTAAGCATAATAACCTCCTGTAGCAATTGCTATGATCAAAATTATGACGATGATAGGTCCTACAACAGTCTGATTTGTCATAGAATAATTAACGTCGGATAACGCTGTAGGTAGATCTCCAAGAAGAGGAGCTATTTCTAGTTTAGCTAACTGATATTCTTCAAGTTGCCTTTCGCTTGTAAACCTCATGCATTCTATCCAGCCGACGCCTTTTGGTTTTACAGTTTTGCTGTCTGAGAGGATTTGAGCATCAGAAGCTCCTTCGTATATTTCTCCCTGATCTGCAGGGAAAGCTCTTTGATCGGAACAAATACTTTTGATAGAGAAAACTTGATTTCCGACTTCGATTTCTACTTCGGTCGCGTAATATATCGTTTTAATTGAAGGAGATTGAAACACTGCTTTAATTGTTAACCTTCCGTCGTTGTACCACACCGTGTTTCCACCTTTCGTTGTGACAGAACCTTTCCACGGAAAGCTCGCTTCTTTTTTTACTTTCATAGGATTGATTGGAAAACAAGATCCTGTAATAAAGATATTTTTCTGAGGAAATTGAGCCATCGTCCAAATCCAAGCCATGCGATGTTGCTGAAGTCCAAGAAGCGTTTTCCATTCGGATATATGTTTAGGAAATCCTCGTTTTCCCTTAACAGTTCCGCCTTGGTGATCCAGCCATCCTGCGCCAGACACATTAACTGTGCTTTGAAGCGTGTCTTCGGACGCAGGAAACGTTACAGTTCCTTGCGCTTCTAAGTAAGGAAACGAATAATACATCCAGTTAACTCCAAGATCTCTTTTAATAATCGTTCCTGTTTGTTCAGATCCTTGAAGAAGAATTTGAGAACCTGACGGTACAGTCAAAATTATATCTATCTCTGCTCCAGATTCTTCATCTTGCATAAACCATCTCATTTTCTGACGATCGTCTTGTTCTTCTTGTTCTTCTTCTTCTTCTCCTCCTCCTACAAACTCCTCGTGTGGTAGTAATCCTTGTTCTACACTTTCTCCGAATGCAATGGTTGGGAGCTCATTATGAACTCCTGGTCGGTAGTCCCCAATGTATCCTCCTTTATCGTTTACGTACCAGTGTTGACAGGCTGAAGTGTCTGTTGCGCCTAGAGTGAGTTGAAATGAGTGACGAAATAATTGATTCGTTTTTTCTAGAGCGAACAATGTTGGATTCTGCGCATCTACGGTATGCCCAACAATCGTTCCTAATGCGCCTATTCTTCGACTTGGCATGTCTTCGTCGCCAACAGTTTTTAGATTTAGTGCTAGAAAGAACCATTCAGAAGCCTGGAAATAATGTCTGTTGTGATCTCTAGGAAACGTTAAGACAGTTCTAGGCATATCTGGAAACTTTTCAAATGCTTCTGGCGGCAGCAATGAAAGCAATCGAATACTATCAAGAGGCGAAACATCTCCATGATCTTCTAATTGTTCTATAATTGATTTTGGAAGGTAAGGCGCAATACGGTCAAGTATTCTTTCCATACCGTCCAATTCTGTTTTTGGGGTAGCATCCATTTTATTTACACACAACAAAAATGGTTGAATAAAAATGAAACTTAAATAAACAAACTATGCAAGCAACAATGAATATGACTACCCAACACGAAAATATTTCTATGATTGAAAGTGAAACCAATCTTCGCGATGTCGTTTGGAACCAACCCAACAAAATAAAGATTATTAAAGTAGGTGCTAGTTGGTGTCCTCCGTGTCAGAAAGTTGCTCCTAAATTTGTTGACCTTGCCCAAAAATGTAAAAATGCTGAGTTCTTCTCTATTGATGTATCTGATCGAAACAATAAAAAAGTTTGGGACGCTTTCCATGCAATGGGTGGGAAGAAAATTCCATACTTTGCGGTATACAAAAATCATGAACGCGTAGCTTCCGTTCAAACTTCCGACATCTCCATGGTCGAACGAATGCTAGCTAAGTATGTCAAGGACGAAGAAACGTTTGTTGAACCCTTGCTGAAAGAAGATATTGGTCGTCTTGTTTTGTTCCCTATTCAAAACGAACCGATTTGGAATATGTACAAGAAGCATGAATCGACTTTTTGGACAGCTGAAGAATTGGATTTAAGTGCGGATCGAGCCGACTTTGAAAACAAGTTGACCGACAATGAAAGACACTTTGTCGAACATGTTCTCGCGTTTTTTGCGGCATCTGACGCAATCGTGAACGAAAATCTAGTTCAGAATTTTATGGATGAAGTGCAATGCCAGGAAGCAAGATGCTTTTATGGGTTCCAAGTGATGATCGAATCGATCCATAGCGAAGTATATTCTTTGCTCATCGATACTTTGATTGCTGACAAAAATAAAAAAGAAAAACTATTCAGAGCAATAGAAACTGTTCCCATTATTAAGAAAAAGGCTGAATGGTGCTTCAAATGGACTAATAGAAATAACGCGAGCTTTGCTGAAAGATTGGTAGCCTTTGCGATTGTAGAAGGAATTTTCTTCTCGGGTAGCTTTTGCGCCATCTATTGGCTCAAGAAAAGAGGTCTCTTGCCAGGCACTTGCACTTCAAACGAGTTGATTAGTCGAGACGAAGGATTGCATTGTGACTTTGCATGTTTGTTATATTCACAGCTTGTTAAGAAGCTTCCCAAGGAACGCGTTTACGAAATTATGGATTCTGCTGTCAAAATGGAATGTGAATTCGTATCAGAAGCGCTCCCTGTTAGCCTCATCGGAATGAATTCTGATGCGATGTGCCGATACATTCGATTCTGTGCAGACAGATTACTGTACGCGTTAGGTTATGAAAAATTTTATAAAGATTCAAACCCATTCGAATGGATGGAACTCCTCTCTATGCAGCGGAAAGTGAATTTTTTTGAAGCGAGGCCCACAGAATACGCAAAAGCTGGCGTCTGCGTCGAAGATGATGAGGGATTTACCCTTGATGCAGACTTCTAATCGATGAACTAAAAGTAAAAATGATTTCTTTTTTAAATTTTGAGAAATTTGAAAAATATGACAACTTCACTCAAAATGAACACTCAACCTCAAACAAAGAAATGGGCAGTGCCGCGCGCAGGCTACATTTACAAACTTCAGTGCAAAGCACAAAACGGGAAACCGCTAGGCTTGGGATGCGTAGAGGCGTCGTGGGACAAGTTTATTTACATTGGAAGCACTTTTGATAAGAAAAAACGGCGCGACGGACATAAATATAAGTGCAACACGGAAACTGACAGATCCCATAATAATCTGGTCTACAAGTTGATTCGTGAGAATGGAGGCTTCGACAACTGGGAGATGATAATAATCGAGAAAAAACGGTGCGAATCGTCTGAAGAGCTAAGAAAGTTGGAACAGATGTGGATCGATACAGTAGGTCCTATTCTCAACCAAGCCAAGGCGTGGGTATCAGAAGAGGAAGCGCTAAAAACTAAACACGCCGGACAGAAACGGTGTTATGAAAACCGCAGAGAACACTACAAGGGCAAAGCTTCGGACTACTACAAGAACAACAAGGAAAAGGTGTTGAAGAGGATGAAAAAGCGCAATGAGAACGATGAAGAGTTCAAGAAGAAACGTAAAATATATATAAAGGAGTGGTGGGAAAAAAAGAAAAAAAACCCCGAGTACATGGCGGCTCGGAAAAAGAAGAAGGAAAAGTATAAGGAAAAGGTAGAGTGTGATGTGTGCGGTCGGATAGTATCCAGGGGCAACCTATCAACGCACAAGAAGAAAAGTATTTGTAAACCAAAGTAAAACAAATTTCTTTTTTTAAATTTTCTCAAAATTTAAAAAGTACAGAAGTTCAAACGCATCATCATTAGTCTCTCATGCGTCGTTCTTGTAGCATCCGAAATCGTCGTTCTCGTTCTTGTTCTCGTCGTTCTCGTTGTCGTTCTCGTCGCCTCCTATTATATTGTTCTCTTTGTTCTGCAGTCATATTTCTCCGTCGTTCTCGTGCCCTCTCATTATATTGTTGTCTTTCTTCTGCAGTCATAGGTTCCCGTCGTTCTCGTCGCATCCTATTATATTCTTGTCTTTCTTCTGCAGTCATACCTGCCCATCGTTCTCGTGCCCTCGCATTATATTGTTCTCTTTGTTCTGTAGTCATATTTCTCCATCGTTCTCGTGCCCTCGCATTATATTCTTGTCTTTGTTCTGCAGTCCTATTTCTCCATCGTTCTCGTGCCCTCGCATTATATTGTTCTCTTTGTTCTGCAGTAATCTTTCTCCGTCGTCTTTGTTGTTCTTCAGCCTGAAACTGAAAAGGTCTGCGCGTGAAGGGGTCTCTATTATTAAATTGGTTAATGGAACTTCTGTTGTAGCAACGTCCATCCAAGCACCAGCCTCTACCCCGTGGAATGATGTCACTCAATATTGGATCCTCTTGTCCGTCGCAATCACGTTGTCTTCTTGCTATACATGGTACATTGATATTATCGCAACGTGGACCACACGTAAATGTATTAGTTAACGCCGACATATTTTATTAATTGTTTTTTTTTTATTACAGTTTAAAATGATATCACAATCTAAAATATTAGGATCCATAAAAAAATGACAACAAAGATGTACGTAATCAAGCGCTCTGGCATTCAAGAACAGGTTTCGTTCGATAAGATTACCGAACGGTTAAAGAAACTATGCGACGAGAGTCCGCAGCTTAACATTGATCCCGTGATAATCTCTCAAAAAGTTGTGTCTGGTGTTTACCCAGGCGTGACTACAAGCGAGTTGGATACGCTAGCTGCTGAAACCGCAGCGTACTCTGCGACGGAGCATCCAGATTTCAGTCGACTTGCTGCGCGGATAGAAGTTTCGAATCTTCACAAAAGCACATTGGATTCTTTCTATGAAACTGCAGAACAACTCTATAATTACATTAATCCTCGAACAAACCTGCACGGACCTCTTTTGGGCAAAGATACCATAGAGATTATTAGAAAATATAAAAAAGATTTTGAAGAAGCTATCGATTATAGTCGTGACTATACTTACAGCTACTTCGGTTTCAAAACTCTTGAAAAAAGCTATCTACTAAAAATTAACGGCCAGGTTGCAGAACGTCCGCAGCATATGCTAATGAGAGTCGCGATAGGAATCCATAGAGATGATATAAAATCAGTTATAGAAACCTACGATTTAATGTCGAAGAGATTTTTTACTCATGCAACACCAACGTTGTTCAACGCTGGCACGACTCGTCCGCAAATGTCCAGTTGTTTTCTGCTGACTGTGAAAGACGATAGCATCGACGGCATCTTTGACACGCTCAAGGATTGTGCTAAGATTTCAAAGCACGCTGGTGGTATAGGTGTGAGTGTTCACAATATCAGAGCGAAAGATTCGTACATCGCTGGAACTAACGGAATCTCAAATGGACTTGTCCCGATGCTGCAGGTTTACAACGACGCTGCACGATACGTTGACCAAGGAGGCGGTAAACGGAAAGGATCTTTCGCTATATATTTAGAACCCTGGCACGCAGATATATTCGATTTTTTGGAATTGAAGAAGAATCACGGCAAGGAGGAACAAAGAGCTCGAGATTTATTTTACGCGCTTTGGATTCCAGATTTATTCATGGAGCGTGTGAAAAGTAATAAAGATTGGACTCTAATGTGCCCTCACGAATGTCCAGGATTGCCTGATGTGCATTCAAAAGAGTTCAATGAACTGTATTTGAAATACGAAAAGGAAGGAAAGGGACGAAAGACTGTAAAAGCGCAGGAGTTATGGTATAAGATCTTGGAATCTCAGATTGAAACAGGAACCCCGTACATGTGCTACAAAGATGCGTGCAACTCCAAGTCCAATCAACAGAATTTGGGAACCATCAAATCGTCCAACTTGTGTTCGGAGGTCTTGCAATACACATCCCCGGAAGAAATTGCCGTCTGCAATCTTGCGTCTATTGCTCTTCCAAGGTTTATCGAAGAAGATGGAACATACAATTTTGAACGTTTGTCTGAGATAGCAGGTGTTTGCGTTAGAAACTTGAATAAAGTAATCGATCTTAATTATTATCCTGTTGAAGAAGCTCGAACTTCAAACATGAAACATCGACCTATCGGCATCGGGGTGCAAGGCTTAGCAGATGTATTTATTCGATTGAGAATGCCGTGGGAATCCATGTACGCTAAACAGTTGAACAAGGAGATTTTTGAAGCAATATATTATGGAGCTATGAAAGCATCGATTGAACTTGCAAAAAGTATGGGCCCTTACGAAACGTTTGCTGGGTCGCCCTTATCACAGGGCAAGTTTCAATTTGATTTATGGGATGTTGAGCCGTCTGATCGCTTTGACTGGAAATCTTTGCGCGAGAAAGTTATTGTTCATGGCGCTCGCAATTCTCTCCTTATTTCTCCTATGCCTACCGCGTCTACTTCACAGATTCTTGGAAACAATGAGTGTATTGAGCCTTACACCTCTAATTTGTATGCTAGAAGAGTGTTGGCCGGGGAGTTCCCCGTTGTGAATCCTTTTTTATACGACGAATTAGTAAATCATAATCTATGGAACGCTAAGACGCTGAATCAAATAATGGCTGATGGAGGAAGCGTTCAAAATCTTAATGGTCTGCCAAAGGAAAGTAAAGATATTTTCAAAACAGTTTGGGAAATCAAACAGAAATGTTTGATAGACATGGCCGCAGATCGGGGGGCTTTTGTATGCCAGAGTCAGAGTTTGAATATGTTTGTAGCGAACCCGTCAAAAGCAATCTTAACAAGCATGCACTTTTATGGCTGGAAAAAGGGCTTGAAAACAGGGATGTATTATCTTCGCAGTCGACCAAAAGTAGATGCAATCAAGTTTACGGTCAATCAGTCTGAGTTAGAAGAATGTGTTGCGTGTGGTTCTTAAACGTATAGCCTGTATATAATATTAATTTTGTACTACAACGTACTACAAAATATTAAAACAAATAATCGCAGGCCAACTTTCTTATTCGCGTGCTCAAACGTTCGTTTGAAGTTTAACATCTAAATGGATAAAGATATGGATAAAGATATGGATAAAGATATGGATAAAGATATGGACGATGTCGTGTTCACCCATGGAAAGTATAAAGGTGAAACTTATAAATATGTAAGGACTAACCACACTGAATACTTCATGTATTTGATAGCAAAACCAGCGGGTACTGTGTACCGTTATTTAGATTTTATAAGATATTGTTTGGATTATATGAGCACTGAAGATTAATTCTAAATTATAAAATATTAATTTAGAATCTATTCATCAAGTTTTTCTTCGATTCTACCGGCTTTGTGAGCGTTGTTAATGATATCGCAGAATTCGTAAAAGTCTTGTTTCATAAAATCAGAAGACATTCCAGACTGAATAATCTTTCCAGAATGAAAGACTAAAAAAGTGTTGTAGCGAGTATGTTTTAGCTTTGCTTCACGAGCTTCTGGTGATAGTACGTCTAAATATTCCTGATAAGAAACAAGTTTGCCTCCCCAATTGTTATCAGTAATTTTTAATATTTTCAAGTCAGTGATAGGCTTTGTAATCTTTTTCTTCACATTTAGTCCCGTGTATCCAAAAGAAGTTTCGAGAAGGCAGTGATAATTCTCGTTTGTATCAAGTATATATTGGTCGAATATTTCTCTGTTGATTTTGATGCCTAGAGTAAAGTCCAAGTTTCGCATCGCTGGTATAATAAGAGCCGATAAAGTCGTTTCATTGGCCTGTAATGAGTATAATTCTTCTTTATTTTTAATATTGTTCCAAATGCACCGGATGCATTGAACAGCGTGTTCAAAGGAAAGAGCTCCGGTGATTTGGAACGTACCGTTCCTGCAAACTTTGAAGTTAAGTAGTTTGTTTCCTGCGTTGATGACAACTGTAAAACTATTTCTGAACCACCTTTTATTTTTTCTTCTGGGTTTCAAATTAAATCCTCTTATGTTTCCCAGGTAGTTGATGGATATGATGGAATCCTTGGGTATCTTAGCCAGGCTTTCCTTCATAGCGTTTCCTTTGGATCCTCTGAGCGCAGGGTCGTTTGTTTCATATATAGGTAAAGCCTTCGATATTTTTTCAATGTCCAGAGTAAGGTTTGTAGTCGCTGTAAATGTACGTGTAGACACCTTCATGTCTTCGAATTTGTAGTTTACAAGTTTAGACATTTTTTATGTTAATAGTTTGTAATATATTAAATCATTTTAGTAAGTTAAAGAATCGTAAAAGTAAAAAAAATGAGCAAGGTTGATTTACTAGCCGATACCAAATATAAATTTTTAAGAATGTTCAAAAAAGGAAAGCAAGGTCTAACTGGGTTGCTTCTTAATCGTGAAACAGGCGATAAGTGTGTGTTCAAGATGTCTCAGCACATTGATTATCTTTGCGAACACGAGGAAACTGTAGCTCGTCGACTGAACGATTTAAATTGTCCTGTGTTTTCAAGATTATTAGATTCTTGTAGAATGAAAACAAATCCAGATACAAAAGCAGAACATCCGTTTGTATCGTGCAAGATTCCAATAGTTAAACACGTTTTATTTTTCGAGTACGTCAGGGGGTATTCTTTATCGAAAGTAATCAAATCAAAAATGGAAGTCGAAACTGTAGCGATACTTTCGAGTATTAAAATTATTTTATTAGCAACCCGCATGGCGTACGATAATACTAAATTTACTCACTACGATCTTCATACAAGCAATATTCTTATGACAAAGTGTGACAAGGACAAGCATCTTTTGTTCAAATTCGATGAGAATAATGTGTTTTCGGTGCCTACACACGGCTGGCTTCCAGTTGTGATTGATTACGGTTTTGCTTACATCGACAAGATAGGTGAAGGTCCTATGTACCAAAGTTTGGCTCATACTAATGTAGGTTTTATTTCGTGCGCTCCGGATCCATTCGCGGATGCAAAACTTTTTCTAGCTTCTGTAAGCAGTCACGCTGTTCGCTACAGACGCACCAAGGCTGTGTTGAAGATGAGAAAGCTGGTAAAATCTATTTTCGGAAAATTAAGTATGGATTTAGATTGCGGATGGGATGTAAACGAAGATAATTCGATAGCGGACGAATCTTTACACTTTTTATCTTCCAGCAATAAAAAAAGGAATGGTTCAATAAGCGAGCTCTTTGAAAGGTACGATCACTTTGCTGTTGACATTTTGGGAAGTCTTGTTATCTTGCCTTTAGAAACTGAATCAATGTCGCCATCGGCTGAGAAAGATGTTCTAAAATCGTTCCGAGTTTTTCTGAAGCAGTTTGCAAAGTTTGAGAAAATTGTTTTGAGTTCTTTTACCCGAATTCAAATATTAAAAATTATTGTAGATGAGGCTCGTAAAGTAATGGCGCTTTACTACGACAAGAAAACGCAAAACACTGCATCAAATCTTTTCAAGAAAAGGGTGTTATCTAATATCGATCATATAATTAATATGGCGAATGTATCTAAAATTAATTTTGAAAAAATGTTATGTTCTCTATTATTATTTTCTAGAGGATTCGAACTATACCTGGGTAAAAGGTTGGGAAAGCTTTTAAATCGTAAAAAGTCTGAATACATGTCCAAGTTATCAGTTCAGAATACGATAGAGATTGTTGGAGCGCTTGAGCTAAAGATTCGAGCAGATCGTATAATTTCTGACAACGGCGCGAGCAATTGGGTTGTTTTAGAACCATTCAAAACGCCACGAATGTGGGTACCGACATCGTCCGTTGTTCCTAAACTCAATAAGTGTCACCCTCTTACCAGAGGCACGAGAATATCAAGAATTATGAACACTTAAAAAATATAAATAATCGTAAATAAATAATGACTTCAATGCCAGCGACTTATTTACAATTTGATTCTACCTATAGAAATAGAGCTGAGGATCCTATTCCTGGAGAGTTCAGCGTGCCCGTTGAAGGAACGAGCAACTACTTTAATTCAAACCAAAACAATGTAAACGCAGGAGATCCTGTCGCGTCAGGAAGTGTTGAACAGCAAAAAAAATGGGCCTCTAACGCATTCAGTCTTTACAAAGTTGGTGAAGCTAGAACCGACCCTTATTGGTCGAATGCTGTCGCTACTTCAGGTACGTTATCGATGCCTACTACGTCAGACACCGTAGCATCTGCGGATGGAAGTACAAATTTGTTATTTGGTATTCAAAAGGATGTTAGACCTCAATATTTGAGAAATTATTATGCAGGATGTAAAATGGATTTTAGTCCTGACGGTGGCGCGACGAACTATGTCGCTGAAGTAATATCCTATGAATATTTTGACGATGGTCGTTGTCAATTTATTGTTAGACAAAGGTTTACGGAAAATATTCCTGCTGGAACTGTTTTCACTATGAAGGATCCTACCGATATCGCTTCAGGTGTCATATTTGTCCCAAATGGTGCAAATTGGGACGACGCGTATGTGCCTAATAGGATAATATTCAACGACACATTAAATGAATGGAGACCCATTCAGTCTTACGATAAGACTACCAAACTTCTTCACGTTGAAGAAGGGCCGATAGACAAACGTAGAGGTCAAGATGGAACAATTCAAACTACTGGATCATGTGCTCATTGGAGTCCTCAATCTACATTTTCTATTAGACAAGTAGCGGATTGGACTCCACCGATCTCATTTAACAACGGAGGGTTAGCTTTATTGAACCCATCGCCTGTAAACACGACCAACAACACGCATCTTTGGTTCGAGCCAAAACAGTTTCTCACAAGCACAACTATAAATCTTGGACCAAATGTTCAGATATCGCCTAAAACTGCAGAAGGAACTTGGATCGAACTCACACCAAATCCTGGCGGTACAACTACCATATCTAATGTAAACTATCAAGACACATGCACTGGCGGTTCTACAACTACGGCTATTCTTACAACAGGGCCGAACTCTTTCTGGACACAAGAAGACTTTTACAAAGGTATGGTTATCAAAGTTGACACGTATGCTACAGGAAGTCTTATAACTATTAATCAAAATACAGGGGTATCAACAAATTTTGTTGCAACATCATACACAGTGACTGTAGGAACAAACAATACATACAGTGGTGCAACTGGGACTGGAATGACCTTTACTCTTGTTACTCAATCAACAGGTACAAACGATGTAGTGTCAGCTACTATAGTAAATGCTGGAACAGGTTATCTACTCGGAGAAACCATTACCATGACACAAGCCGATTTAATTGCAATCACTGGTATTGCTACCCTAACTGTAACAACTCCTGTGATTCTTCAGTTAACCGCAGAAAATGTTATTGGAGCTAGTCAAGGGGCTGATCGTATCATAACTTTGTATGAATCCGCTACAAAAACAGTAACTTTTGCAGGATCATTACCAGACCCTTTGTTGAACAGTCATATTGTATCAGTACATCCAAGCGCTAACGCAAGAGTCGGCAACCGCGAACTTATACCTTATCCCGACCCGGAATGGAGAAATACGCCCTTTATGGAATCTGCGCAAATAACGCAATATAGAAACGAAACTGGAACCCTTTCTGTAGCCGCTGCGGCTGGATCAACAAGTATGGTGCTCAATGGCGCTTCCAATAAATTGAGCTATACCGGACACTGGATTTCATGGGTTCAGGGAGGAGGTTGTTACGCTAGAATGATAAATAATACAACACACAACTCGGACGGCACTACTACCGTAAGCTTTGACAGACCAATCGGAGGAATTCCTGCTACAATCACACTAACAAATCCTGGTACAGGATACACAGGCGCTGTAGGAGTTGCTACTACTCTATCATCCGGAACGGCCGGAGGATCTGGACTCACCGTTGATACAACCGTAGCTGCACCGCCCAATCCTATTGATACCGTAGCAATAAACGCTGCTGGAAACCATTACTCAGTAGGCGATATAGTCACGGTATCGGGCGGAGGTAACGATGCGGAGGTTACAATTGCATCTCTTGAGCCTGTGCCACAGGGAACTCAATGGTACATTCATAGCGGTAAAACGAAAAGATATGCTACAGGAGGTTTCTCTGGAAATGGATTCACTACAAACATGAATATGCAACAATGGCTACTACTTCCCTTTTACAGAGATAATGCTCAACCATTCTCAATGTCCGGATCGAACGTATCTCTGCAATCTCAAGTATGCTATGAAATCGAATTAATATCTTTGATTGTACCCAACGCTCATCTGCAAGAAATTGGCAGCAGCGGTCGTCTCGCTTACTACCCATTCCTATTCGTTTCTCTAACATCTCCTGGAACTGCTGGAGGAACTGGACCTCACTGTATTATGTCTAACAATCCCAACTCTAACCACGCGCAGTTTATTGCACCTGTAGATGACGTTAACCATCCGGATAACGCTACATTCCTCAAACTAGATGGCGACGGAATGGTTCAAACTATGAAATTTAATCCTTACAGCACTCTTCGACTACGAGTTACGCTTCCGAATGGACAGCCTCTACAATTCAAAGTAAACGACAGCTCACCACCTCAACTTCCAAACCCGCTTGGACAGCTTCAAGCAGTCTTTTCTCTCAAACGAGTTGCATAAAATGATTTATTTTTTACTTTTCAATAGAAGTAAAAATGTCTGTAGTAATTTTTAGAAAGTTTCAAGTATCACCCGAAGTACTCTCATCAAATATAGATGCTAACATGCAAAAGATTATACAAGAACATGTTGTTGGATCATGCTCCGAAAATAATGGATACATCATAGAAGCTTTCGATATTAAATCAAAAAGCGCTTCTATATCTGAATCAAATGGACTCATCGATATACTTGTACAGTTTCAAGCAGTCTGTGTTAAACCTAACATTGGATCTACATATTCTGGAAGAATATGCCTAATATTTGATATGGGGGCACTCATTGACGTCGCAGGTGTTCTTAAAGTTCTTGTACCTGTAACAGAAGGCCAAACTATTATAAATAATAAAACATACAAAACTGTTTTTGATCAAATTTTAAACACATTAACTATTCAACGACCATCTAACCCTTTCAAAATGGAAGTAGGTTCTGTAGTAAGCGTTCAAGTTTCTGGGGTACAATACAACGCAGAAACAACTACTTTCAACTGCTTTGGAAACTTGATAGACTAATTATCTTTTCATACTCATAGAGTTTGAAAACAATTTTAATCACTAGCTTGACCACGCATCCCGTACTTACAAAAGTTTCTAACCATAGTGTCATTCACCTTAGGAGTGGTGAGGCCAAGAAAGTCGCAGGACTCGCCCTTACTAGTTTTGCAATTTTTCCCCCAATGCGTATCAACACAACTTATACATTCCTGAACTTTTGATACGTCGTCCCCTCCTGGAACACAAGGAGGCGCGCGCCCTGCACTTATATTTCCTGGATTCGCAGAAATTCCTGTGCGTATAATGCCCATCAATTGATTTGGATCGCTATAACCTCCCATATAATAACAGTATGAAGGATCACCATTGCACTGCATATAATCTGGTCTATAGATGGGAATTGGAGGAGGATCATCTCGACTTCGTAGATCGTAATTTTCACGTGTCGGACGATCATGAGGACAATTGCTGTAATCTCGACGAGTTGGACCGCCAGGAATAGTATGACACCCAAGGGCGCATACACTTCCAAAATGAGGAATGTCTCTTATAACTACAGGACCGGAACCGGGCGGTGCAGGCGGGCATTTAGACGGGTCTGTTTCCCCATCTGGTACTTTGAATCCACACATCGGATTCAAAATAACATCTCCGCCCGGCGTTTTCGCTTCTATGACTTCAAAGTACGGGATTTCACCCCTTTTGCAATTAAAACCTAAACCTATTCGTTCACTATTATTGCATTCACAGGCACCTAAGTAAGGATATTGATTTGAATGTTGGTTGCATCCGCAATTATCGTTATTGGGACCGCAACAGAATCTTTGCAATTGAGACATCTTTATATCAGTAAACAAAAAAAAAGATAATAAAAATTAGATTTACTTTAACTTATTTTTCAAGCACAACCTGGTCCTGGGGTCAAGTGATACTCAACTGGCCAACAGTTGCCGAGCACGCCAAAATAATTACAATCTTCTTTTGTACCTACCCCGGTGCATATTGACCCACCGCCATGCCACCAACTTGTTTCGTAGTGATCGCGTGAGTTTGCGGCGGCTTGCGCTGCCGCATATGCCCTAGCTTTAGACGCGTCATAATTTGAAGGGTTAGTATCGATTGGAAATTTTACATCGCTACAATCGCTTTCTTTATGAGGTATGGAGTCGCAAAGAACAACTCCTAGGTTAGTATTTTTTGAAGGGTTTCCATTATGCCAAGACATGTTTTATTAA